GGTTGCGCGGTGGTGGCAGGGCATGACTGCGCACGGCCCTGTCGAGCGCGCCCCGAGGTTGCGTCCCCACGAGAGGGAGCAGGCGCGCTTGAAAGAGCCGCCCCATTGAAGGGGCGGCAGTAGCGGCGGGACGGGTGGCCTGTCGGCCTTGGGGAGGATTACCCGCCGGGTAAGGGAGGGAGGGAGGCTGCCGTTAGGCAGCGACCCCCAGCAGGGCAGCGAGTTGGTCGCGGGACAGGCCGAGCGCGGCGATCTTCTGCGCGGCCTGAGCCTGAGCCTTGACCATCTTCTCCGCAGCCTTCTTCGCCTCACGGTCATACTCATTGGGGTCGCCACCTGCGGCGGTGATGGCACCGCGCACGTTCTCGATGGCGGCTTCGAGCGCGATCTGCGCATCAGCGTTGCCGGTCTGCGCCTCGTGGCGCTTGCGGCACGAGGACAGCAGGTCGCCGAGCTTTTCCATTTCATCCTTGTTGGGCTCGGGCTTGAGGCACAGCTCGCTCAGCTCAGCGTCCGTGAGACGCTTTTTGGCGGCTATGGTCTTACGCGCCGAGGTAACGAGGCATTCCCAAACCTTGCGCACCTTCACCTTGTCGCCGGACGCGGCGACCTTGGCGCGCACCGTCAAGATGTGGTCGAAGTAAGTCACGGCGTCACCGATGGTTGTCATGTTCCCCATCGCGATGAGTTGGCGCAGCTCGGACGTGTGCGCGGTGACGGACCCCTTCGTGTGTTGCTGGACCTTCGACGCCGACGAGATGTACTCCTCATAGATGACGGTCGCGTCATCCTTGTTCGCACTGCGCGAGCCCTTTTCCGTGTCGATGACACCGGCGTCAGCCATCTCCACCGCCGCGCGTGCCATGTCAATGAGAGCGTCCGCGCCCTTGCCTTCGAGCGCGCCGAATTTGCGGACTTCTTTGATGAACTGATTGAAGAGCTTGTCGCGTCCGTTGTCGCCGGCGACGGGAGCGGAGACGGGAGCGGAGGCAGCAACGTTGATCGTGGTCATAGTGGTTACCTTTCAGGTAGTGTGGTGGCGGGTTGAAGTTAACGGCAAGCCGATTACCTAGCAAGGTAATACAGGCAAATACCTAACCAATAAGGCGGTGATACTGAGCGATTAGAATATTCAAGCGGGGTCACAGGGTATTGTGATAGGTTTGAATGTGGTAACCCGGTGATAACTAGCAATTAGAATATTCAAAGACGATTTTTTGGAGAGATAAAAAGTAGAAGCGGCTCGAACGGTTTATAGGATTACCGCGCCGATAAAATTACCGCCGCGTGCGCCGAAAAAACCCCGGCCTCCTCAAAAACACTTATGAATATTCTATTTGATAGTTATATATAATATATTTTCTCTCTCTCTCTCGCTGGCGATACTAAGATACGTGCGCCAGCGTTAATTCACCGTAGCGAGCATTAACTTGCTGCAATCGCGCAAACCTAGCGCAATTCAGCAAAATACAGGAAAATAAGTATCTCACTTAAAATTATCCTTGCGTGGCGACTAACTAACGCGCGGAGCTGCGACAAACCTATCGCAACCCCGCGCAATACCGGATTAGGAATGCAGTATTTGCAGGTTACCGCGCCTTTTTAATCAGGCGCGGCGCATCCGTAACCCACGCGGCCAACATAGCCGGCGTGGCGATAGGCCGCTCGATAAGACGAGACGGCGCATTAAGGCGAACTCGACGCGCCTCGTATTGCGACCACGATTGCAGCTTACCGGGCCGGTCATCGCCAAACGTGGCGATTTGAGGCGCGCGGCAGTCTGCAACCTTACCCGACAGGTAAGCCGCTTTGCTAAATTCGCAGTGAGCGCGCTCGCGGCGCTGGACACGTGACCGCTCGACCTTAGCAGCCATTGAACGATTAGCCATGGGAACCTCCGATGGTTTGAGGGGCAAATAGACAAACGCCGCGCCGGTTTCCCGGCGCGGCTATGATCCAATGGCCACATCGCACGTGGCCGAATACTTCTATTTCGAGCGGACCAATTGTCGTGTCCGTTGCTAGCCCTTGCGCCAAACCTATGCGGCGCACTTACCCCCTTCGGATTACCTACCGGGTAAGCGCGTTAATGGCGCTCGCTCGTCTAACTGCCACGCCCCTTAGCACTTGCCTTGCCGCATTTGCGCGGCCCGACCGTTACCTAGCGACGCTCATCCCCACGCAGTGACCGCGTGCATACGGGGGACGAGGGTTAGCTCGCCCGGTTTTTTGATAAGTCACCGCACCGGGAGCGGCCGCCCTTCACGCAGGGCACGCTATTCAACTGTCAAAGAGCGGGTGGGCTAGTCGACGAGGCTTTCGACCTCGGCTTGACCTAGTTACGGAAGGTTATGGGCTACCCCACCGGGTAATGGACAGGCCCCCCACCCCCGGCAGGCGGCGTTTAGGTAGTTGAAAAATATCCCTGACCTAAAAAACCATCTCCCCAATACAGCGCAATACTTCATGATATAATACAATAACGCGAAACAACGTTGCGCTTACAAAATTTAACGGATAACGACTTACGACGATCAGTGCCTAACAGGCATCATGCGTCAGTGCGCCGTACCACTAGACACGGCACGGCTCATGCTTATATTCACAGATAAGAACAGGAAAAGCCTATGGACTTGATAAGCGCCAAAGACCTCGCGGCCCGGCTCGACGTGTCGCCCGTGACCCTTCAATATTGGCGCAGGCACGACAAAGGCCCGGCCTACGTCCGCGTCGGAAAGTCGATCTTCTACCGCCCGCAGGACGTGGAGGAGTGGATCGTCTCACAGGTGGTGAAGCCGGGGACGACCCCAACAAACCCCGAGAGCCCAGCATGAAGCCCGACCCCCTCCTGAAGCTGTTCAATGAACCGTGGATCGTGCCCGTCGTCACGATCCTCCTGCTCATCTGGTTCTACGGTTGAGCGCGCGAAGGCTACCCCGCGAAGGCTACCCTTAGGTCCACGCTGCCGCGCTGAAGCGTGGGGCGTCACGCCGTGGCTTGCGCTGCAGCCGGGACGCAATCATGTCGACCATGCCGCCGTGCGCGGCCAGCGCGGCGTACTGCAGCGCGTCCACGGGGTGCGAGTATTCGTTCTTGTCGGGGAGGGGCTTGCGCTGGCCGGACTTGGTCTTGCCGTACCTGTACCCCCCGCTCAGCGCCCGGTGGAGTTTGGGGCACCGCGCCTTGTCGATCAGGAAGCACGGGTCCGGCCCGTGCGACATGCCCATGAAAGCCTCGATGGCCCTGACACGCGGGTCGATGTCGTTTGTCGGCGCGGGGAAGGCGACGAAGCCCATGCGCTTCAGCACGTCGAATGTCGTCTCTTCATAGACGCTCGACTTGGCGATGCCTGAGGGGTCGCCCACCACGGCTGCCGGACGCCCCAGATACCGCTCGTCGGCGAGGCGCGGCTTGAGCGCCCTCAGCAGGTGGAGTTCGAGCCCGATGTCTTCCGCCTCCACCTCCTCCAGAACGAGGAACCTGCCCCGGTGGTCGAGCTGGCAGATGACGCTCCACGGGTCGCGGCCGAAGTCCTGACCGATGATGAGGGGCTTGCCGGGGATGGGCATGAGCCCCTCCACCGCGTGCCAGCTCGGGTGGTAGCTCTCGCGGAACACCGCCGAGCCGGACGGGTCGTCACCGAACTTGGCGTGCACGTAGCGGCGCACCCAGTCGGGGTTCGTGTTGCGCGCGAGGCGCTCGTAGTATTTACGCCCCTGCGCCCGGCGCTCGTCGCTGTCGACGGGCAGCTTGATCGTCTCGGCGGTCTGGTTGAGCCACTCCAGATTTTCGGCGTCGTCTTCGAGCCCGCCGGGCTGGATGAATATCTGTGCGTCGGGCGGGGGCTCGGTCATGAACTTCCACCACTCCGCGCCCTCGGGTGGCATGTTGGTGTCGGCGATGATGCCGCCCCACGTGGCGACCCCCTTGTTACCCGAGGGGTAGCGTGGGATACGGCCCGAGATCGCGGCGACGAGGTCCACGTTCATCTCGATGCTCTCCGACATCCACGCGCCCGTGAGCTGCATGGACAGCAGCCGGCGCTGGTCCTCGGGGTCTTCGAGGGGGATCATGATCCACTCGGAGCGGATGTCGCCCACGTTGAAGTAGATGGTCTTGTCGGACACCTTCCACTCCGCGACCGCGCCGAACCACTGCAGGATGTCCTTCAGCACCGTGTCGAGGAGCTGCTTCAGCGTCTGGCGCACGATGGCGAAGCGGGTGTAGCGCAGCCCGTCCTGCGCTGGCGCCTGCTCGCTGGCGCGTCGGAACATCTCGAAGATGCAGCCCGTCGTCTTGGACGAGCCCACCGGGCCGGCGATCAGGCGGAAGAACGCGGCGCTCGACATGAAGCGCGCGACGGTGGGGGGAGCGTCGTAGGTGAGCTTCATCAGTGCACCATGTCCAGCGTGCGCACGAGCGCCATCTCCAGCGTGATCCAGCCGCCCTCGTCGTCGCCTGCCACCAGCATGAAGGCGCGCTTGTGGTCCTCCACGTCCTCACCGTCGTGGCCGAAGTAGTTGGTGACCGGGATCACCGTGTCGTCGGCCTGCACGAGGTGGCGCGAGTGGGGGTTGAACGCGACGATGATGCCCTTGCGTCGTCTGCTCACAGTGCCTCTCCCTCGATCACTGTCTGCTTCTCGATCTTGAGCTGGCCACCGTTGGCCGCGCCCAGATTGATGGTGACCGAGAAGTGGCTCGCCTCGCCCGCCGTGCCCCCGCGAGCGCCGATGCCGGCGAGGTCTTTCAGCCATTTCAGGCCGTCGATCTGGTAGCCGAGGTGCCCCTTGGGGTCGACGAGGCGCGCGTAAAGTTCGGGCAGCACCTGCTCGATCATCGCCGCCGCCTTCACCTTCACGCGCTCGGGAGTGGCGGTCGCGGAGTGCCACTCCTCGATTGCGGACGCGAGGAGCTGCTGGAACCGCGGCATCACACGTATTGTTTCCCACTCATAGTCGTTAATTGAGTGGGCATTCAGTATAACTGGCAGTGATTGAAGCTCACACGCGATCTCACGCGCAAGGCGCAAGAGCTTGCTGTCGTCATACGGCGCGAGGGGAAGACCAAGCGTGTCCATACGCGGTTCCATGATTGGAGCACTATTGTCAGGCGGGGGTAACATACTGTAATTGGGAGATTGAGGTCGAGCCCCACGAGGCAAACTTCCTGCGAGAGCGGTGATCGAGCATGGACCAAATCGGGCGCGGCTTGCTGCGTGTCATCCCGCCGGCCAACTTGGAGGCCATGCTGCAGCGTGACGCCGAGGCGGGCGCAGCCGCAGAGGACGCGGCGCGTCAGTCGGAGGAACAGGTTCAGGCGCAGCTCTCGGGCTACATCGACAACCAGTTCGAGATGATGAAGCGCCACCGCAACGGGCCGAAGTCGGGGTGGAGTGATCGCCTGCTGGCGGCGCTGCGCACCTTCAACGGGGAGTACGACCCCACCCGGCTCGCGGAGATCAGGAAGTTCGGCGGGTCCGATGTCTATGCCCGCGTCGTGGCAATGAAGTGCCGGGGGGCGTCCGCGCTCCTGCGCGACGTGTACCTGTCCCCGCAGAAGCCTTGGGGGCTCGACCCGCCGGCCGACCCCGACGTGCCCACCGAGATCCTCGCCAAGATCACCCAACTCGTCGAGGTCGAGACACGCGCGCTGGTGGCGTCCGGCGTGCAGGTCGACTTGAACATGCTGCGCGACCGCACGATGCAGCTCATCCTCGCCGCCCGCGATGCCGCCAAGCGCAAGGCCGGGCAGCAGGCGGCGGTGTCCGAGCAGAAGATCGACGAGATCCTGACCGAGGGCGGCTTCTACAAGGCGCTCGCCGAGTTCATCACCGACCTGCCGCTGTTCCCGTTCGCGTGCATCAAGGGGCCGGTGGTGCGCATCGTGCCGCGCGTGGAGTGGGTCAACGGCAAGCCCGTGGTCCAGCAGAAGCCGCGCCTCATGTGGATGCGCGTCAGCCCCTTCGACATCTGGTGGACGCCGGGCGTCAACGACATCGAGGACGGGGCCGTCATCGAGCGCACGCGCGTCACGCGCGCCGACCTGAACGACCTGCTCGACCTGCCGGGCTACAACACGCAAGCCGTGCGCGCCGTCCTGACCGACTACGGGCGCGGCGGCATCGTCGACGACTGGGACAGCACCGACAGCGAACGCGCGGACATGGAGAGCCGCGAGAACCCGCACCTGAACCAGTCCGGCCTCATCACGTGCTTGGAGTTCCACGGCAACGTGCAGGGCTCCATGCTGCTCGAAGCGGGCATGGACGAAACCGTCATCACCGACCCGGTGCGCGACTACTTCGTGCAGGCGTGGAAGATCGGGCGCTACGTCATCAAGGTGCAGATGTCGCCGAGCCCGCGCCGCCGGCACCCCTACTACATCACGAGCTTCGAGAAGGTGCCGGGCACCCCCGTGGGCAACGGGCTTCCCGACATCCTCAGCGACATCCAAGACGTGGCCAACGCCACGCTGCGTGCGCTGGTCAACAACATGTCCATCGCGTCCGGCCCGCAGGTCTGGATCAACGAGGACCGGGCCGCTGACGGCGAGAACACGGAAGAGCTGTATCCGTGGAAGCGGTGGCACATGAAGGACAGCCCCATGGGAGGCGGCAGCTCGTCGCAGCCCCCGGTGGGCTTCTTCCAGCCGAACTCGAACGCGCAGGAGCTGCTGGGCGTCTACCAGCAGTTCATGAACATGGCCGACGACCTCTCGGCCATCCCCAAATACCTGCAGGGTAATGGCACGGGCGGCGGCGCGGGGCGCACGGCGTCCGGCCTCGCCATGCTGATGAACAACGCCTCCAAGATCCTGCAGACGGTCGCCGCCAACATCGACCGCGACGTGGTGGAGCCGGCGCTCCAGCAGCTCGTCGACCTCGTCATGCTGACCGACGAGACGGGGCTCTTGACCGGGCAGGAGCGCGTCGTGGTGAAGGGCGTGAACGTGGCAGTCCAGAAGGAGACGCAGCGGTCGCGCCAGTTGGAGTTCCTGCAGATCACGGCCAACCCCATCGACATGCAGATCATTGGGCCGAAGGGCCGCGCCGAGGTGCTGCGCGCCGTGGCCGAAACCATCGGCATGGACGGGTCCAACGTGGTGCCCGACGCCGAGACGCTCGAAAAGATGATGCAGGCCATGAACGCGGCTCCCCCTCCCGGCCCCGAGGGAGCAGCGCCGGGCGGTGACCCCATGGGTCAAGCCGCCGCGCAGGCGCAGGGCGGGCAGCAGTCGCCGCCGGGCACGGGCGACATGGGTCCGCGCACCAACCTCCAGCAGCAGCGGCCCCAGCAGAGTTCGGGCGTGCCGCGCGTCTCGGGTGGGGTCCAGTGACCCACCTGCCAAGTTTCCAAGGCGAGATCACGTTGCTCATCGCCATGGGAGTACCCGCCGTCGCAACACGGCTACAGGGAGACTGATGATGAAAGGCGGTGGCATGAAGAAAGCCTCCCCGAAGTCGAAGGTGTTTTCGACGGGTGCGGGCGGCTTTGCCAAGGGCGGATCGGGGAAGATGGTCGGCAAGACCGGCGCGAACCCCGAGAAGCCCTTCGTCAGCGGCAACATGAACGGGGCGCTGTCCCGCTCGATGGCTGCCGGTGGCAAGGGCAAGATGGCGGGCAAGCAGTCCGTCGTCCCTGCCAAGAAGAAGTGAGGTGAACCATGGGCACCCGTCCAGTTCCCCTCCGCGTTGACGACAACGACGTTGGCCTCATCGCCGAGGCCATCGGCTCCGTCGCCAATGCAATCACGGCTCGCGCCGGTGGCGGTCAGGCTCTGGCCACTCCGCTCACGGCGACCATCAACCGCGTCACGACAGTGGCGACCGCCGCCGACAGCGTGCTGCTCCCCGCAGCCCGTGCCGGCGCGTTCGTGACCGTCATCAACGCGGCTGCGGCCAACGCGATGAACGTCTTCCCGCAGACCGGGCAGGTCATCAACGCGCTTGCCGCGAACACCGCGCTCTCGGTGGTCGCCAACAGGACCGTGACGTTCTTCTGTGCCGTCGACGGCACGTGGAACTCGCTTGTCACGGCCTGATCCGTGATCGACGACAAACTGACCCTCGCCGCCGCACGGGTGGCGAGGGCTGCCCCTCAGTTCTGGGATGAACTGCTCAGGGCACTCGACGGCCAAACCCAGCTCCACATCAACGCCTGTATCTCGTCGCCCGTCGACACAGTCCTCGTGTGCCAAGGCCGCGCCCAAGCACTGGGTGCGCTCCTCGCGCTACTCAAGGACTGTAAGTCCAACGCCGATAAGATCGAAGAAAGGGCAAAGAAGAAATGAGCGACAACAATACTATGATGCCCGGTGGCATCGACCCGAACGTCAAGGTTCCCGCCGCCGTCTTGGCGGCTGCTTCGTATTCGGACATGCTCCACAAGAGCGCCTACCAGACCGTGGTCGAGGGTGACGCCCCCGCTGAAGGGCAGACCGACCCCGCGCAGCTCACGCTGCAGCCCGACCCGGCAGCTACCCCGCAGGTAACCGACCCCGCGCCTACCCCACAGGTAACCGACCCGGCACCCGAGCCCGACGACAACGACCAGTCGTGGAGGCAGCGTTACCAGACGACGCACGGCCGGCTGGAGAAGGCCAACCAGAACATCCGCCAGCTCAGCGAGCAGGTGTCGAACATGCAGGCCACGCTGGCCGCGCTCAACTCGACGCCGGCCCAGCAGCCGCCCGAGCTGCAGGCGCGCAGCCTGCTGACCCAGCAGGAGATCGACGAGTACGGCCCCGAGTTCTTGGAGGTCGTCGGCAAGAAGGCGTCCGAGATCGCGCAGCGCGAGCTGGGTGGCTACAAGTCCGAGATCGAGAACCTCAAGCGCCAGCTCGCCGGGGTCAACAATACTGTGACCGCCCAGACCCGCGAGAAGATGGTCGCATCGCTGAGCGAGCGCATACCCAACTGGGAAGAGCTGAACACCAATCGCGACTTCCTGAATTGGCTGGCCTTGCCAGACCCGTTCTCTGGTGTTATTCGTCACGACATGTTGACGGCCGCGTGGGAGCGGAACGAAACGCCCCGCGTCTTGGCCTTCTTCAACGGCTTCCTCTCTGAAGAGGCTGCCGTGGCCCCGCAGGCTCAGACGGCTACCGCGCCCTCACAGGGCAAAGTCCCGCTCGAAACCTTTGCGGCTCCCGGCAGAGCAAAGACTGCGGCTGCCTCTCCCGGCCCCGCTGAGAAGCCTGTCATCACGCGCGACTTCATCACGAAGTTCTATGCGGATGCCACCGCGAACAAGTATCGCGGTCGAGAGGCTGAGTATCAGCGCATCGAAAAGCAGATCGCAGAGGCCGTGAAGGAAGGGCGCATCAGGTAACAACCTCCTCCTGATGGGAGCCTCCAATGCCTTTTGGCGTCGCAACTGGCGTAACTACGCCTCCTGTATTCCCGACTGGCAGCACGGGTAACACCCTTGCTACCAACGGGTTCATCCCCGAAATCTGGTCGGGCAAGCTGATCGAGAAGTTCTACGCGAGCACCGTGCTCTCGGCAATCAGCAACACCGACTACGAAGGCGAGATCAAAAATCAGGGCGACAAGGTGCGTATCCGCACCAAGCCCACGATCACGATCCGCGACTACCTCGCTGACGGCGCACTGACGCTTGAGCGCCCGGTCGGCAATCAGGTCACGCTGGACATCGACAAGGGCAAGTACTTCAACACGATCCTCGACGACGTGATGGAGGTCCAGTCCGACCTGAACAATCTGTCGATGTGGGCCGATGACGCCGCTCAGCAGATGAAGATCACCATCGACACGCAGGTGCTGGGCTCGACCGGCATCCTCGGTCAGGCCAACGTCAAGAACCGTGGCGCGACGGCGGGGCAGATCACCTCGTCCATCAACCTCGGTGTGTCCTCGACGGGTCCGCTGACCGTCGTGGCGCGTTCCCCGACCGTGGGGCAGGTCGAGATCCTCGACGTGCTTCTGCGTCTCGGGCAGGCGCTCGACGAGCAGAACATCCCCGAGCAGGGCCGTTGGGTCGTCATGCCCGTCTGGGCCGCGACGTACCTGAAGTTCTCCGAGCTGCGTCAGGCGTACCTGACGGGCGACAGTGTCTCGGTGCTCCGCAACGGGCGTCTGGGCATGATCGACCGCTTCACGCTCTACGTGTCCAACCTGCTTCCGCGCGGCGCTGCTGGCGGTCTGGCTGGCTCCGAGGACGTGATCTACGCCGGTCACGCGCACGGCCTGACGTTCGCCTCGCAGGTGAGCAAGGTCGAAACGCTGCGCTCCGAGAGCACCTTCGGCACCATCCTCCGTGGCCTGCAGGTCTACGGCTACAAGGTGCTCGACGGTACGGCCATCGCTCAGGCCGTCGTGGTCAAGGGCTGAAGCTGATGAGGGGGGCTCACGCCCCCCTCACTCACCGGGGGCTCGGATGGCACTCGACACCGTCGCAGACTACCTCACCACCGCGCGCACGCTGCTGCAGGACACCTTCGCGGGGTCTTACCGCTACAGCGATGCGGAGCTGGTCACGGGCCTCAATCTGGGCCTGCAGGAGGTCTTCCGCCTTCGACCCGACATGTACATCGGCACCGTGCCGAGCCCGAATTACAGCGCAGCGTCGACCGGCACCACGGTGGTGCTCGATGTCCGCTACCGCACTGCGCTCCTCTACTACGTCTGCGGCCACGCCCAGATGCGAGACGAGGAGCAGACCGAAGACGCCCGCACGGCGGGCTTCATGAACAAGTTCGTCGCCTTGATGACCATCGCTCAGTCGTGAGGACCAGATGCCGAATAGCGACATCACCCGCCTCATGAACAACGCCCGGCTCCACCTGCCGGGCGCGATGGATGCGGCGATCCAGCTCGAACTCTACAACATCATCGGCGACTTCTGCGCCCGCACGGACGTGTGGCAGGAAGAGATCAACATCACGACAGTCGTGGGCACCACCAGCTACGACGTTTACCCCACGGGTATCACTGAGCTGCACCGCCTGCTGTTCGTCGTCGACAGCAATGACCTGTTGCGTGATGCCGCCATGCCGATGCCCGGCACCGTGGTGCTCGCGCGCGAGCCCGAGAAGGTCGAGGTGCTGACGGCGACGTTCAGCCTCAACGTGACCGACCCGGTCGACCGGGACGGCTACGTGCAGTTCCCGCAGTGGATCGCGGGGCGCTACATGGACACGCTGCTGGCCGGCGTGGTCGGGCGCATGATGGCGCAGCCGGCCAAGCCCTACACCAACCTCCCCCTCGCGTCTGCCCAGCTCCGTGCCTACGAGGCCGGCAAGAACGCTGCGCGCGTGGAGGTCAGGAAACAGAACACGCGCGGCACGCAGACGTGGCGCTTCCCACAGCAATTCGCCACGAGCCGTAGGGGGTACTGATGGCCATATCGCTCAGGCACGCTTTCAACAGCGCGAAGGCTGACGGCACCGACAGCACGCTTGTCCAGCCGTCGAACTGGAACGCCGAGCACGCACTGACGCTGGCTGGCCAGCGCCTGCTTGGGCGCGGCACGGCGGGCAACGGCGCGGCCGAGGAGATCGTCGTATCGGCGCGCTTTGCACTGACGGCGGGCAACCTCGACATCGCAGCCAACTCCATCGGTGGAGCCCAGTTCCTGCGAGCTGCTGCCGGGCAGGTGTGGACGGCCAACGGCGCAGGCGCGGACCCCGGCTGGGCGGCGGCGGGCGGCACCACGTTTGCCACGGCGGCGCAGTACCGCAACAACACCGCCGGCTCGCTTGCGCTCTCGCCCGAGCAGGTCTGGACGGCGTCTGCCGAGGTCGCCCCCACGTTTGGCGCAACGGTCACGCTGGACCTGAACTCGGGCTTCAACTTTGCTTTCACGGCGACGAGCAACTTCACGCTGGCGAACCCGACGAACGCAAAGGTGGGCCAGTCGGGCTACATCCGCATCCAGCAGGACGCCACCGGCTCGCGCACGATCACGTTCGGGACAGCGTGGGACTTCCCGCTCAACATGAGCAAGGCCCTGTCGACGGCGGCAAACTCGGTCGACGTTCTGTTCTACACGGTGCGCTCTTCGACCGAGATCTTCTGCTCGCTCAATAAGGGCATGGCCTGATGAGCAGCCTGCGGCTCCGTAAGTCCGGCCTGATCTGCAGCCCGGCGGTCCTGCGCCGCCTGTGGCTGCCCGAGGCCATGCTGCCCGGCCTTAGCCGGCCACTTCCGGCTGCACTGCTCGCCGTGCCGGGCAGCACGGACTACACGACGCCCGGCTCCTACAGCTTCACCGTCCCAATCTACAACAGCCTCACCGTGCAGGTCTGGGGCGCGGGCGGGGGCGGTGGCGCAAACGGTAACAGCACGGGCGGCAACTCAGGCGGCAGCTCGAATTTCGGGAGCGTCACTGGCGGCGCGGGCAGTGGCGGCGCGGGTGCGGCGGGCATTGGTGACACCACGGGCGGTGCTGGTGGCGCGGCCGGGTCGGGGTCGGGTGGCACGACAAACTCGACGGGCGGCGCTGGGTCTAGCGGCCTCAACGACAGCGTTGTCTCGACCACTCAGGTGAGTGCCGGCGCGGGCGGCGTTGGCGCGTCTGGCGGCGCAGGCGGCACGACCCCCGGCTACTTCGCGAGCGGCAACGGCAACGGTGGAGCGGGCGGCTTCCCCGGCGGCGGCGGCGGTGGCGCTGACGGCGTGAACACGGGCGGTGGCTTTACGAAGGGCGCGGGCGGCGGCGGCGGCGGCGGCGGTGGCTACGCGAGCACGACTTACTCGCCGGGGGCGCTGACAGTTGGCAGCTCGGTGAGCGTGAACGTCGGCACGGGCGGCGCTGGCGGGACCAGCTTCGCAACAGGTGGTTCAGGCGGCAATGGCCGCGTCTTGGTTTCTTGGAGCTGACGATGGCAACGACCTTCACCCGTAACGGCCAGCCGATTACGACTGACTTCCTCTTCGGGGAAGGCGCGGGCGCTGTGCAAGTGCCCTTTGAGAACCTGCTCGTCTGGAACGACGCCGAGCTGGCTACCTACGGGGTAACGAAGGTCGTCACCGTGGACGTGCCGGCGGTCATCTCTGATCGACAGTTCTTTCAGCAGCTCGCTGTTGCACAGATCATTACTGAAGCCGAAGCTCTGGCGGCGGTCAGGACCGGTGCGATCCCCTCGCTGCTGGCGGCGTTCATCGCAACCCTACCGCAGGCCGACCGCTTCGCTGCCGAGATGGTCCTGTCGGGCGCGACGGACTTCTTGCGCGTCCACCCACTGACCGACGCCATCGGTGCATCGCAGGGCATGACCCCTGCACAGGTCGATGCCTTCTTCATCGCGGCAGCCCAGATATGACCCAGTGGCCGCTGGAGCGCGACTGCAACGGCTTCTACGGCAACCCGGCGAGCACCAACGTCGGCAAGCCGAGCCAGATCTGGATGCGTGACAACCTCGTCGGCATCATCCCCCCGTTCCGCATGACCTACCACAGCAGGCCGGTGCGGGCGCTCCAGATGCACAAGAAGTGCGCCGAGAGCCTCGCGCGTGTCTTGTCAAATATATGGGAAGCATCGGGGAAGAAGCAGCAAGTAGTTGACCAATGGGGCGCAAGCATCTATGGCGGCGGCTTCAACTTTCGCCTGAAAAGAGGTGGTAAAAGCCTCTCGATGCACTCGTGGGGATGTGCTATTGACTTGGACCCAGCGCGCAACGCCATGGGAGACATCACGCCGAACTTCGCAAATGTGCCTGCCGTCGTTGATGCCTTCGAGAAAGAAGGCTGGGTCTGGGGCGGGCGCTGGGACGACAAGTTCTGTGACGGGATGCACTTCCAAGCAGCGAGGATCAGGAGCTAAAGATGAAGTACATTAACACCGCAACGATTGCTGGCGCTCTTGCCTTCTGCGGTACGCTCGCCACTGCCTTCGGCCAGCCGGCTCTGAGCGAAGTCTTCACCAACCCGCAGTTCGTCCAGAGCGTCATCGGAATGGTCAGTGCGCTTAGCGCCATTGTGGCGGCGCTTTCTGCGCCTCCGCGAGCGAAGTGAACGACAAGATCAACTGGCTGAAGGTTGGCCTCGTCCTCGTTCAGGGCTTGGCCAACCTCATTATCTGGGCGCGCGAGCGCGAGCTCATCGACCAAGGGGCTCAGGAGGCACTGGCAAATGCGCTGCGCAAGCAAGCGGAAGACCTCGACAAGGCGCGTGAAGCTGATCGCCTCGTTGATGCTGCCCGTGATGCTGGCCGGCTGCGCGAGCTGGGTGACAACTGGACCCGCGACTGACGGGGGTACGTTCTGCCAGATCGCTGAGCCGATCTGCCTGAGCAGGCAAGACAAGCTGAGCGAGGGCTCGCTCTACCGGATCGTGAAGCACAACGAGCGCGGACGGGCGCTTCAGTGCTGGGACTACTGCCAGAAGGATCAGTGAAATGGCTGTCAACTACGCAACTGCGACGAAGAACAACCGCCTGCGCATGGCGTTCCTTGCCGGCGCGGTAACCCCGGCAGCCGGTGAAAGCGTCGACAGCGGCGCGGGCAACGGCACGCTGGTCATTGGCACCTCCGCGCTCTCGGGCGCGACCGGCGTCCTCGTTACGATCACCCTGCAGAAGCCCAGCTTCTCGATCACGGGTGGTGTGGCCACGCTGCTCGGCGTCCCGCTTTCGGGCACTGCCTCGGCGACCGGCACGGCGGCGCTGGCCAACCTGCGCGACAGCGCCGGCAACGCCGTCGTCACGGGCCTGACGGTTGGCACGGCGGCAACCGACATCATCGTGGCGACGACCTCGATCACGTCGGGCCAGACGGTCACGGTCACCTCGGGCACGGTCACGCACGCGGCCTAATACCTGCGGGGTAACGCACCATGGCTGACAACGTCACACTCCCCGGCACTGGCGCGGTCGTCGCATCCGACGACATCGGCGGCTTTCAGCACCAGCGCATCAAGGTCACGTTGGGCGCGGACGGCGTCAACGACGGCGACGTGTCGGCATCGAACCCGATGCCGGTCATGCCTTACGGCGAACTGGTCGAGGCCATCGAAGCGATGCGGTTTGCGATTATGTCGCTCACCAAGACCATCGGCTACGCCCTGCCAAACGCGCAGGGCTTCCCGATCATGGAGGCCCGGCAGGCGACCGCCGGAAACCTGAACGTCACGCTGGCGGCGACGACGCTTTCGTCTGGCACGCTGACCACGCTGACCACGCTGACGAACCAGAGCCAGATGGGCGGTTTCGCCACGCAAGACCAAATCCCCGCGCTTATGCATCTCCAGGCGGATAACCTTCGCCGCAACATTTCGGTGACCTGATGCCGACGACGAATGGAAATCGCAAGGTTCTCGATTTGAAGCGTTGGGAGTTCTGCGCTCCCGCGCCAGCAGCGTCGGCGGCGGGATCGCTTATCGCGTCCTCGCGGCACTTTCGGCAGCAGCAGCTTTACCTTCTCAGTTCCACTGTTGCCTACATCTACAACCCGGCCGAGGACGGCTGGTTGCAGATCGCCAGCCCGGCGCTTGCTGGCACGTTTGGCGCGGGCGCGTCCGCAACGGCCGGCGGGTGGTCCACCGGCTCGACGGTCGGCGCGGCCTCGCTCACGGCGACGGCTGGCACGACTTCGACCATCACGACGAACCAGACACTCGCGCGCGACCTGCGCGGCTACAAGATCTACATCCTCGCGGGGCCGAACGCGGGCGCGGTGCTCGACATCGTGTCGAACACGGTCGGAGCGAACGCGGTCGTCACCGTCGCCGCGCAGGCGTCCGCCTTCTCGGCCTCGACGGTCTACCGCCTGCTGACGCCGCGCTGGTATGTCGTCGGGGCGGGCACGCTCGCGGCGGGCAGCTTCAAAGTCTACGACTACGCGACCAACTCATGGACGACGCTCTCGAACACGGGCCTGCCTGCGACTCTCGGAACGGACGGCAAACTGATTGCCACGCCGAGCATCGTGGACGGCGCGTTCCGTCAGTTTGCGACCGGCACGGCGACGAGCGCGACCGGCACGACCATCGTCCAGACCGGCAAGACGTGGACGGCCTCGCAGTGGATCAATTCGCAGGTCAGGATCACGGGCGGCACGGGCGCGGGCCAGATCAGGACGATCACGGCCAACACCGCAGACACGCTCACCGTGGCGACGTGGACGACGACGCCGGACGCCACCTCGACCTACGCCATCGAGGGCAACGACAATTTCCTCTACTACCTCGGAAACAACGCGGTCACGCTCTACCGCTACGACATCACGGCCAATACGTGGTCCACGCTGACGCCCGGCGCGGCTCGCGCGGGGGCTCCCGGCGCGGGCATGTCGGGCCACTGGGTCCATAGCGCAGAGGCCGCAGATTGGAACTCTGAGAGCGCGATCATCAACGGTCGCAGGATCTACTCGTTTCGTGGCGCGGCGGGCGGCGTTCTCGACTACTACGACATCGCGGCCAATACGTGGGTCAGCGGTGTCACCTACGCGCCTAACACCGAGACGTTCACGACCGGCACGAAGTACAGCCTGCACAACGGCATCCTCTACATCCAGAAGGACGCGACGGGCCGGTGGTTCGCCTATGATATCGTGCGCTCCGAGATGTTCCCGTGGTCCACGATGCTGTATCCGCAGGGCGCAGCAGTTCTTGGAGACACGGCGTTTGACGTGCTCTACAAGGACGGATCGACGGAAATATATTATGTCTACATACTCCTAAACACGTCCACCGTCCTCCTGCGCCAGATGGTGATCTGATGACCATCGCGACGATCATCGAGATGCTGGAGCGCCGGGTCGCGCACCTGAGCCAACTCAAGACCAGCGCCGAGGTTCTCGGCGACATCGCGCGCGTGACTACGCTGGAGACGGAGCTGTCGGAGACGGAGGCCACGCTCGCCACCCTGCGCGCACTGGGGTAACCGATGCTTCTTACTCTTCTCGGCCCCCAGCCGAGCGGGGCTATTGCTACGAAGCTCGACACGGAGACCGAGCAGCCGGCCAACAACGGTCTCACGTTCAGCAACGGGGATTTGACCGCCACGAGGGCTGTGAGCGGCGGGCAGAGCAGGGCGTGGACGCTCGACAAGGTCGACAAAAACTACCTTGAAGCGACCCTCGACGCCACGGCTGGCGGCTGGCAGGGCGCGATTGGCCTGATCCTGTCGAACAAGGCGTTCACAAGCTGGGGTGGCGACACCGATAGCTTCGGCGTCATGGCTGACGGTGCCATGTGGCTGGAGGGCGTGTCACAGGGCGACCTCGGCGGCGACATCGGCGTCGGCGGCGTGCTCTGCATGGCCGTGGATCGGCCCAACAACCTCCTCTGGGTGCGCCACAACAACGGCAACTGGAACGGCAGCGGCACTGCCAACCCGGCTACCGGAACGGGGGGCATCAGCATCAGCGGCCTGCCCGCTGGCAACCTGTTCATCGGCGTCTATCTGGACGCGCCCATTGGCGCGGCGATGACCATTCGCCCCACGGCGGCAGAGTGGACCATCGGCGCGCCGGCCGGCTTCACGGCTATCGCTGGCACCACCTACCCCGCCTTCCCCACTGCCGGGGCGGTCGCCTACGACGAGGTGCCGTATTCGGATACATGGACCACCGGCGGCATGGCGTGGCTGGCGGGGCAGAATGACCCCTACGGGGGCTCCCGCGCTGTCCGGTACTATTCCACGTCTGGCACTACCGGCCAGATGGGTAATCATTCCATCATATGGAACGTCTCCCACACATATACGACCGGAGAACCCTACACTGCGGAAATCGAAGCGAAGGCGGATGGCGCGCAATACATCCGCGTCTGTCACTATGACGGTGTCAACGACTGGGGCGTTATTTTCGACCTCGTCAACGGGACTGTTGGATCGCTGCGGGCGGGCGGCGGCACTGAGACGAATGCCTCGATCACGTCGCTGGGCAGCGGCTGGTATCGCTGCCGGTTCGATTTTCTGGGCGACACGACGTGGCAGAATTACCAGCTAGCGCCGACGAACACCAACAGCACGGACTTTGACGCCAGCACGACGCTGGCCCCCGGCGACGGCATCCTCCTGTTCCGGTTCCAGACCTATCCGGCCGTTGCCACCATCAGCGCCACGCTGAGCGCGACAGAAGCCGGCGACACGGCTGCGTTCAGTGCCAGTGCCGGCAGTGTCCTGAATGCGTCTCTCGCGGCCACAGAAGCTGGCGACACGGCGGCGTTTGCCGCCAGCATCAGCACGGGCGCTACCCTTGGGGTAACTGAGGCGGGCGACACAGCCGCCTTCACGTTCCGCCACAATATCTCGCTTGCTGCGACTGAAGCCGGCGACACGGCTGCGTTCAGTGCCAGTGCCGGCAGTGTCCTGAATGCGTCTCTCGCGGCCACAGAAGCTGGCGACACGGCTGCGTTTGCCGCCAGCGCCAGCACGAACGCTACCCTTGGGGTAACTGAGGCGGGCGACACGGCGGCAGTCAGCACCACCATTGGCACGAACGCCTTGCTGGCTGCGACGGAAGCTGGTGACACGGCGGCGTTCGTCTTTCGTCATGACATCACGCTGGGTGCGACGGAAGCCGGTGACACGGCAGCGTTGAGCATCACGGCGCGCACGAACGCTACCCTCGGGGTAACGGAGAGCGGCGACACCGCCGCCTTCGTCGTCGACATCGTCCAGAACTACGGCTTCGACGCAGGCGGCTTCTTCGATGGGGGCTTCAACACCCCGCCGGGCGCACGCCTCACCGCCACTGAAGCTGGCGACACGGCGGCTTTCACCTTCAGCCTCAATGGCTCCATGGCCGCGACCGAGGCTGGCGACACCGCCGCTCTCGTCGTGGGCAACGACACGCGGCTGCTGGCGACGGAAGCGGGCGACACGGCGGCGCTGGCTACCACCAGTTCGGGCAATGCGCTGCTTGCGGTTGAAGGCTCCGACACGGCGGCGTTCTCTGCGAGCGCCCGCACCAATGCTGCGCTCGCTTCAAGTGAAGCGGGTGACACTGCCGCGATCCTTGCGAACAACGCACTTGCCATTGCTTATGCTGTAACAGAGGCTGGTGACACCGCAGCATTCGCGGTAACAGTGCGCACTAACGTATCGTTTGCTGTTAGTGAAGCACAAGATCAAGCGGCGCTTGTCGTCTTGCCGCAGGTGCTTGGAACCTTGGCTTCGACAGAGGCGCAAGATCTAGCGTCGATTGGGTATTCGGTTTATACGTCGATCAGCTACGACGACGCAGAAGTTCTGTACGCTGACCCTGAGCAGCAACCGTTCCCGGTAGAAGCTGAGGGTGGCTACCTTGTCGTCCCGGTCGAGGTCAGGGTCATGATGAGCGATGGGTATCCCGCACCGTTCGACAGCGAGCCTCGGAGGCGACCGCAATGAAACTCGGCCGCTTCGTCAAGACGACGCTTGAGCGCAAGCGTTACGTCATCGACTACAACAACTGGCTGGACACAGGCGAGCTTATCTCGTCCCGCGCGTTCACTGTTACTCCCACATCACCGTCTTCGTCATTGTTTATCAACGGTGACGCCAACAACGTAGACAATCGGTCCATGTATTTCTTCGTGAACGAAGGTGTGACCGGGGTCGATTATACGTTGACAGTTCGCATCACTACGTCGGGTGGGCAGGTAAAAGAAGACACGATTGTCTTCGCAGTTCGGGGTGGAGACTGACATGGCTGATGACGCTGGTACCGTTAGGGCACAGCAGGAAGACCACTGGACCCTCGACAAGCGCATCCCCCTCGCGCTCATCGCCACGATGATGCTCCAGTTCGCCACGGTCGTGTGGTTCGTGCGCGGCCTCGACAGCCGGCTGGAGCAGCTTGAGGCGTTCAAGGTCCGCACCGAAACCATCGACAAGAACCGCGACCAGCAGATCCAGACCGTGGAGCTGAAGCTCGCGCGCATCGAGGAGCGCCAGAACTCGATGATCGACCTCATCAAGGAACTGAAAGTCTCAATCGACAAGCTGATTGATCGGAGGGGCTGATGGCCAAGACACCCGCATGGCAGCGCGCTGAGGGCAAAGACCCCAAGGGCGGGCTCAACGCCAAGGGCCGCGCCGCCTACAACAAGGCCAATCCCGGCAAGCCCGGCCTCAAGGCCCCGCAGCCGGAAGGCGGGCCGCGCCGCGACAGCTTCTGCGCCCGCATGTCGGGCATGAAGAAGAAGCTCACGTCGAAGAAGACGGCCAACGACCCCAACTCGCGCATCAACAAGTCGCTGCGCGCTTGGAACTGCTGAGGAGCACGCAATGGCACGCAGGAAGTCCAACCCTACGGTTGTGGAACAGGAGGCCGAGGCAATGGCAGACGAGTTCGTCGATCTGACCGAGGATGAGCTGGCAGCCCAGATCGAGGGCTACGCCGACATTCCGGCGAGCGTGAGGGCCGAGATGGCGCTGGGTCGCCGGGCCTCGTGGGAGCAGCAGCGCCGCATCGAGGCCGCTGACGCGCCGGCCGAGCCGGATGGTGAGCCCTTGGCCGACATGCCCGAGGACGGCACCGACGCCCCCGTTCAGGAGTAAGCGCCCATGCGCGAGTACCCGAAGAAGCAGAACCAGCACCACGCCGGGACCACGTTCTGGGACCGGGGCGGCGCGCGTGACGCCCGAAGCGGGTACGGCAAGTCTGCGCCATCGACGCCCGCCCACGTGGCGACGACGGCGCACACCTCGCGCGATTACTCCAAGGGTAACGTCAAGACGCCCGACTACCTCAAGCCGGGCTTCAAGCACGAGATGGTCCGGCACTTCGAGTATGGCGGCATGGCCGAGCGCGGCTATGAGAGCGCCGCGAACACCGACCCGACCGCCGGCATGTCCGAGAGCATGGTGGCCGACATGGTCGGCGGCGCGACCAACAGCTACGGCGGCGGTGACTATGGCCCTGCACAAGGCGGCGGGGGCTACGGCGCCAGCGATGGCACTGTCGGCGATGCTATGGCAGGGGGAGTGGGCGCAGTCGACACTGCAGCCAGCCAGCCAGAAAGCGCGGCCAGTTACGGCGAGGGTGTTGATGTGAGTGCACCCGCGCAGCCCGAGGAACAAGCGGTGCAGAGCCCGACGTTCCGCGAGAGCGAAATCCAAGCCGACCGGATGGGGCAGGCGTACTCGATGGCGCACGCCATGCTGGGCGAAGCGCGCAACCAAGGCCCGGCCGGCATGGCTGCCGTGGGCAACGTGCTCGCCAACCGCGCCGACTACCGGGACAACAGGCCGGGCCGCGAGGGCTACCTGAACCTCGGCACGACCGTGCAGGACCAGCTCACCAAGGCGCAGTTCAGCTACATCGGCGACCAGAACAAGAAGGTCGCGGACAAGGCCATGAACACGCCGCTGGGCGATCAGGCATACGAGATCGCCAAGGGCATCATGAACAAGACGTTGCCCGACAACACCAACGGCGCGCTGAGCTACCGGGCAAAGGGCGGCTTCGACCGCTCCTACAACACGCTCAAGGACCAGTACGGCGTGCAGAAGGTGGGGGACCACTATTTCACCGAGTTCGCCGGCAAGCGGCAGGGCGTGGAGATGGGCGAGTTCCCCGACGACTTCGAACAGAAGGTGAAGTGAGGCCATGGTCGCTGCCAAGCTCCAAGCCTTTGGCGGCATGATCCCGGCGCAGGACGACACGCTCCTGCCCGAGATGCACGCATCCTACGCCGAGAACGTCTGGCTGCGCTCTGGCACGCTGGACGCCTTCCGCCAGCCGACCGTCGTCTTCACGGCGGGCTCGACCGCGATCACGCGCGCGTACCGCATTCCCAAGGGCAACAAGTCCAAGGAATACATCTCCGACAGCTACTGGCTCCAGTTCCAGAACGCGGACACCTGGGTCGTCGAAAGCCCCATCGCCAACGACACCTTCGGCCGGCGCTACTGGGCTCCCGACGCATTGGGGCCGCGCTACACCACGCTGGCTCGTGTCATCGCCGCCCAGACCCCTTACGTGCTGGGTATCCCCGCGCCGTCCACCGCGCCGGGCCTGTCCGTTGCCGGCGGCTCGGGCACGACGATCTCGCGCGCCTACGTCTACACGTGGGTCAGCAGCATGGGCGAGGAGGGGCCACCCAGCCCCCCGGTGGTCGTCAACGGCTTCGTCAACGGGACGTGGAACGTCACGATGACCGCGCCCACCTCGGGCGACACGACGAACCGGGCGCTCGACAAGGCGCGCATCTACCGCACCATCACCTCGTCGGCCGGCGTGGCGACCTACTTCTTCGTCGCCGAGCTGCCCATCGCCACGACGGCCTACGCCGACACGCTGAGCGACACGGCGGTGAGCGCCGCCAACCAACTCCAGTCGACTGGATGGACCGCGCCGCCCACCGACCTGCAGGGCATCGTCGCCATGCCCAACGGCATCCTCGCCGGGTGGCGCGCCAACGAGCTGTGGTTCTGTGAGCCATATCGGCCCCATGCGTGGCCCGTGGCCTACACCAACTCGGTCGATGCCCGCATCGTGGGGCTCGGCGTCATCGGTCAGTCGGTCGTCGTGTGCACCGAGACGGGTGCCTATCTGGCCACCGGCACGAACCCGGCCAACATCGCGCTCTCGAAGGTGGCGGGCGCTGAGCCCTGCCTGTCTCAGGGCTCGATCCTGTCGACCCCGCAGGGCGTCTACTACGCCTCCCAGAACGGCATGATGCTGGTGTCGCCCGGCGGCACGGGCAACGTGCTGCGCAGCCTGTTCCAGTCGGACGTGTGGCAGTCCCTGTTCAACGTGCCCGGCCTGAAAGTGGCGCGTCTGGGCAACGCGCTCTTCTCGTTTGGCTCCGTGGCGACCGGCTGCTTCGATCCCGGCGCGTTCGATCCCGGCCGCTTCGAGCAGGTCGACTTCAGCGGCTCACGCGACGGCTTCTACATCGACACCGAGGACATGCGGGTCGCGCTGACGCTGCTCTACTCGGCCACGCCGACCAACAGCACATGGAACGACCCGTGGTCGGGCGAAGTGCTGTGCATGCGCAACGGGCAGGTGCTCCACTACGACACGGGCGAGCTTACCCGGCAGGTATTCAAGTGGCGCTCGAAGAAGTTCCAGCTCACCGAGAAGCGCAACCTCGGCGCGATCAAGGTCTACTTCACCGTCCCCAGCGGCACGCCTGACCTCATCACGGAGAACACGTCGCAGAGCCAGAGCGCGCTGGGTGCCAACCAGTGGGGTCTTCTGCGCGTTTACGCTGACGACCGGCTTGTCTACACGCGCGAGCTGCGCCGCAGCGGGGAGCTGTTCCGGTTACCCAGCGGGTATCAGGTCGAGTTCTGGCAGGTGGAGATCGAGGCCCGCGTCGTGGTGACCAACATCCAGCTCGGCAACACGCCGAAGGAGCTGCAGGGTGTCTGATCTTTTCCCTGCCATCCCCGAGCCTGCGGCGACCGTCGAGAGCCTTTACGAAGTCGTGAAGACCATGAAGCAGGTGCTCGACACCGCCACCCGCCAGCGGGGCTTCTATGGCTTCTCGGCGGTCTTCATGTCTCCGGTCGCGCCGGCTGCCGCCCGCCAGTATGACCTGTGGGTCGACACCAGCAACCTCAACAAGATGCGCGTCTACGACGGCCGCAACTGGTTGGCCGTGACCGTATGATCGTCTTCAACAACGCTGGCCTTGGGCGTGTGCTCGCCGAGAACGCGGGCACTTCCTACAACGCTGAGGTGGATACCTGCATCGCCCGCGTCGAGGACGGCGAGCTGTGGGGCGGGGTGGTCTACCAGAATTTCACGGGTGCGAGTATAGCGGTCCATGTCGCATCGTTTCGTGTTAATTGGATCAACAAAGATATGCTTTGGGTGTGTTTTCACTACCCGTTTGTACAATTAGGCGTAAAGAAGATGTTTGGCCAAGTACCTGCGTCAAACTGCAATGCTCTTGAGTTCGACCTGAAGTTGGGCTTTAAGGAAGAGGCGAGGATCAAGGATGTCTTTCCAGACGGTGATCTGATCGTTGTTTCCATGCGACGAGAAGACTGCCGGTGGCTGAAAGTTCGTCCGACCGGCCTGACGGAGCCAGTCAATGGGTGGAAAGAGCAAGGCACCGCCGCCTCCTGACTATTCTGGGGTGGCCAATGCGTCTGCAGAGAGCGCGCGCCTTTCGTTCCAGCTTGGGCAAGAGCAGCTCGCGTGGGCCAGAGAGCAGTACAATCTCGACCGCGAGCTGACTGACGGCGTTGTCGATCTGGTCTACGATCAGGCGGTCGAGCAGGGCGACAACGCTCGCCAAGACCGGGCGCGATACGAAAGCGTCTACCAGCCGCTCGAAGACGAGCTTGTGCGCGATGCGAGGGACTTCGCCTCGCCCGAGCGGCGCGAGACGGAGATGGGCCGGGCGCAGGCCAACGTCGCCCAGCAGTTCGAGGGCCAGCGTCAAGCTGCCCAGCAGGCACTGGAGAGCTTCGGCGTCGACCCCACGAGCACCCGGTATCAGGCGCTCGACATCGGCATGCGTGCCGCGCAGGGAGCCGCGCAGGCGGCAGCCGGCAATCAGGCCGGGCAGATGGTGGACGCACAGGGCCGCGCGCTGCGCTCCGAGGCCATCAACGTCGGCCGTGGCTATCCCGGCCAGATCGCCACGCAGTACGGGCAGGCGACTGCCGCCGGCAACTCGGCCGTGTCGAACCAGCTTGCCGCGACGGCGTCCGGTGCCAACACGATGGGCACGCCCCAGCAGTGGCAGGGCATGGGCAATCAGGCACTGGGCGTGTGGGGCAACACGCTCAACATGGGCTACCAAAACCAGATGGCCCAGTTCAACGCGAACCGCCAGAACAGCTCTGGCATCGGCTCGGCGCTTGGCTTTGGTGCATCGCTGCTCACGGCTCCGCTCAAGGGCACCATGCTCGGCATGCTGGAGGACGGTGGCCTTATCGACGACGAGCTGGCGGAAGCCACGCAGAGCCGTGCCGTCGACATCGGCATGAACCGCACGGTCCTGCCCGAGCACTCGCCCTCCGGTGGAGCCAAGACGGACGACGTTCACGCCATGGTCAACGTCGGCGAGTTCGTCATGCCCAAGCAGGCTGTCGAGTGGTTCGGCGAGAAGTTCTTCCAGAACCTGATCGCGAAGGCCGACAAGGAGCGTTCCGGCGCTCCCGGCAAGCCGCAGATGAAGATGGCCCCGGTGGAGAGGCCGACGTTTTCCACTGCCGTACCCGTGGGGTAACCGATGAGCTTTGCGAACGAGATCAAGGATTTCGTGTCGACCTTCACGGCAACGCGCAAGATGCTCGACGAGAGCGCCTATCGCTCGAAGTATGGCGACTACCTGAACCGCTCGCTCGACATGAAGAGCCGCGAGCTGGACCTGAAGGAAGCGGAGATCAACGGCGCGGATGCGGCGTCGGCTGCTTACGACAGGGCCTTCCCCGGCGGTGAGCGCGCCGACACGCGCGCCGAAAACACCAGCGGTGATGGAAGCTACGATGTGGCTGCCGCGCGTGACGCCATCACGAGCATTGAAAGCGGCGGCAAGTACGACGCGCTCGGCCCGGTGACCCGCAGGGGCGACCGCGCCTATGGCCGCTATCAGGTCATGGGGGCCAACATCCCCGAGTGGACGGAAGCAGCCCTTGGCCGGCGCTTGACGCCGCAGCAGTTCCTCAATGACCGCGAGGCGCAGGATCGCGTCTTCGACCACCGCTTCGGCAGCTACGTGAAGAAGTATGGCTCCGTCAACGACGCCGCCAGCGCGTGGTTCACGGGCCGTCCCATGAACCAGTCGGGCAACCCGCGTGATGTGCTGGGCACCGACAAGAACAGCTATGTCCGCAAGTTTGCCGGGGCTTACCGCCCGCGCCGCGCCGTCGACACTGCCAGCTTCGAGGAAGGTGGCTATGTGCGCGACGACGAGAGCTACTACGATCCCGACAGCGGGATGACCTACCCGACCGATAACCGCTATGAGCTGCCGGACGGCGTGGCCGTGCCCTACGACCCGCCGTCGAGCGGTGACATCGTTCAGGGCGCGGAGGGGCGCAGCCTTGGCGCACGTGACGCTGAGCTGTTCTCGGAGCGTGACGAAGCCAGTGGCGTGAGCTACCCGCGCTCTGCGCGTTCGGCCGTCGATGCGTCCGACCTCGACCCGAAGGCCGGCTACGAAGACCCCGAGAGCATGACGGGCCGCGACCGACCGCGTGATCCTCCCGACCCCAACGATCCCGAGGCGATGACCGGCCGTGACCGCGACTGGTCGCAAGGCACACCGCGCCCCGATGCACCCCGCAAAGCCGTCCCCACCGAAGCGTCCCCGAAAGCCGCGCCCGCCAAAGCCGCGCCGTCTGCCGGTGGTTCGTCCCGTTCGGGCAACGACATAACGGTTACCCCGCAGGGTAGCCGGCAGGCCGTCGCGCTGCAGCCGGGTGAGACGCTCTACACCGACCCGAAGTCTGGCGTGCGCTACGCCATCCCCGACGATGGCCGGCAGATGCGCCGCCTCGACGCGGGTGACAGCCTGTCGTCGGGCCTCGACGCGGGCATCAAGTTCGTCTCCAAGGCGTTCGGCTTCGACCGTGGCCGCACGCAGGCGGTCGGCGATGACCCCGAGCGCGGTCAGCGCCTCACCAGCTTCCAGCGTGGGGAAGGCGCGGTGACCGGGGCCGAGTACAAGGAGCTGACCCGCACGTCGGACCCCGAGGGCAAGCTGACCCCGTCCCAGCGCAACGCCAAGGTCATTCAGGACGTGAAGGAGCACGGCGACCGCACGGGCCGTCCGCAGGAAGCTGCCCAGCTTATCGGCGGCATCATGATGGCCCAGCGCAAGACCGTCGTCATGGCCGGCACCATGGCCGGCGAGCAGCTCCAGAAGGGCGACATGACCGGCGCGCTGAACACGCTGCGCAAGGCGTATGACGCGGTGCCCGATGGCAACACGGTCACCTTCGAGTACGGCGACGAGGGCTACGTCTACAAGCAGCTCGACGGCAAGGGCCGCATCCTGTCCGAGGGTCCGGTGACGACCGACTTCGTGCGCCAGCAGATCGCACTGGCGCGCTCTGGCCGCGCTTATGACGACGCTGTCTACAAGCGCGTGTCCGATGGCCCGCAGGAGGCGGCAGGCGGCACGGCGACAGACGCGACGGAAGCCGGGGCCGAGGGTGAGGGCACCACGGCAGCTCCCGCTGGAGCCCCGGCACCCGCTGGAGCCCCAGCGTCGGACGACGCTGATGTCGACCCCAACAAGTTCCCCGAGCCGCGCCCGACGATCCCGCGTGGCGCGATGAGCGGGCTCAACCCCAAGCAGCAGCGCCAGTTCATCCAGCGGTTCAACTCCGAGCAGGTCTTCCCGTGGCGTGATCGCCAGCGCGAGTGGGTCGCTGCCCAGAGGGCCAAGCGCGCCGACCGGGTCGGTGAGGAGCGCCGGCTCGACAGCCAATCGCGCGAAGACCGCCGCACGGCTGCGCAGATCGCTGCCAAGAAGGAAGAGGAGGCGGCGCGCATCCGCACCGAGCGCCGCAAAGACCCTGCGCTACGCGCCGAGGACGATCTGACTGCTGTCGATCAGCGGCAAGAGGCCGTCGCTGGCACGGGCGTAGCGGGCAACGAGGTCTACCGCAACGAAACCGGGCGTCGTCCCGAGGGCGCGGCGGTGGAACTGACGCGCCGCGTCGTCCAGCCCGAAATGGATGCGCAGCGCGCCGAGATTGGTTGGGACAGCGCGTCCGAGCCCAAGCGTGGCGACTACAGCGAGCGCCGTGAAGCCCTCAACACGGGCCTCGACGCGGCACTCAACATCGGCAAGCCCGACGCCAGCGGCAAGGTCGACAAGACCAAGCTGCCGCAGATCGACGAGATGGACCGCGAGCGCCTGCTCGACATCGGCGACCGCATCGCGTCCCGCAACGACATGAACCCGCGCACGCTGATGCGCATCGTCCACGAGATGGGCATGGGCGGCGGGGGCAACATCAAGGTCAACCCGCGCACGGGCGAGGTGCTCGTCGACGGTGGCCGCGAGCGTGTCTACATCGACCGCCAGACGCTGCAGCAGCTCGCGCTCATGCGGGCCGACAAGGCAAAGGCCAGTGCCGAAGCGGCGGTGCGCGAGCGCGAGGGCAGGGTGCAGCAGGCCGAGGAGCGCAGCGCCGACACGCGCCAGCGCGAGTTCCGCCAGCAGGTTCTCGACCCGCTGGACACCATGGTCGCCCGCCCTGAGAGCGCACGTGGCAGCCGCCGCCAGCGGGCCGTCGACGCATTCAATGAGGACCGTGCCCGGCAGGGCATCGCACCGCTTGGGAGCCGCTGATGGCCGAAGAGGACAGCTTCCTCTACCCCACGGGTAACCGGGCCGTCCGACCTGAGGACGATGCAGTCGACTGGGCTGACTGGGCGAAGGGCATCGCCGCCGGGGCCGTCAACACGGCAGCCGGCGGCGCGGCGCTGACCGAGTATGTGACGGACGGGAAGTACGGCGGCGAGACGCGCCGCTACCTCGACAAGACCTCCGAAGGCATCATGGACACGACGAGCCCGGCGTTCCGGCGCTCGGCGAATGCCGCGTTCCTGCCCGGCGAGGGCGAGCGCAGCGTGTGGGACGAGGGCATCGGCCGCTCGATTGCGTCCAAGACGATCATGGCCACGCCCTCCATCGTGGCGTCCATCGTGCCCGCCGGCCTCGTGGGTGCGGCGCTTCGTGGTGCCAGCGTCGGCATTCGCGCGGGCGCAGCCGGGGCCACAGCGCGTGGCACTGGCGGTGCACTGAACGCTGGCGACGTGGCCAACGACATCTTCTCGCGCATCGAGGGCCTGTCCGAGGAAGACCTCCAGCGCAGCGATCTCTATCGCGGCTACCTGTCCATGGGCATGAGCCCACAGGAGGCGCGCGAGGCGTTCATGCAGGACGCGGCTGACTACCGCCCGCTCGTGGCCGGCGCGATCTCCGCACTGCTGGGCGGCGTCGAGGGACAGATCGGACGGCGGCTGGGCGGCGAGGCGGCTCGTGGCGTGTTCCGAGGCGCGGCGCGCGGTGCCGGTGCCGAGGCGCTGCAGGAGAGCGCCGAGAGTGGATCGGGCGAGTTCCTGTCGCAGGACGCTCTGGCCACGCAGGGACTGGCGGATCGCGACTGGCTGCGCGTGCTGTCGTCGACCATCGAGGGCGGCGTGGTCGGCGGCGTCATGGGTGGCGCTGCCGGTGGTCTGGGCAACATCCGCCGTGAGCCGGCCAAGCCGCGCGCTGCCGGCGGCGTGGAGATGGTCGAGACGCTGGGCGGTGACGCTGCGCAGACCGTTGCCGCCAAGGAGGCGCTGGGTGCGACCGCTACCCCGCAGGTAAGCGCGCCGGCCGTGACTGCGCCGGCTCCCGCTGCACCGCCTCCCGCTGCACCGCCGCCCGCACAGGCAGCGCAGGCCAGCACCGAGACGACCGTACCCGAGCCCGCCGAGACGCTGCAGTCGCAGATCAAGGACTTGGCCGACGGCCGGCGTCCGGCCGTCCTGCTGCCGAAAGACCTGAAGACCGCCGACCGCCCGCCGCGCCCCAATGGCGACTTCGCCACTTACGGCATCGAGGGCGTCGGCACGTTCTACTACGACCCGAAGAAGGTCAGCGCCCGCCAGCTTCGCGCCGCCGCGCGTGAGGGTCGCCTGAACGAAGTTCTGGGCATGGCGTCCACGTCGAAGGTCGACGCGGCGCAGGCCGTTGCCGCCGGGGCTGAGCCGGGCGTCGTGCAGGTGCGCGACGAGCAGGGCACGCCCAAGGTCGAGGCCGCGACCTCTTCCGCCACCGTGGCGCAGGACGCCAGCCAGATCGCCGCACAGGCCGCGCCGACCGACACGGTGCAGATCACCACGCCCGAGGCCGTGATCGCCGAGCGCAAGGCACGCCGCGCCGCCAAGCCGGCTCCTGCGCCCGCCGCTGCCCCGCCCGTGCCTCCGTCTATTGAGGAAGTCGAGGCAGACCCCTCGAAGAACCCCTACGTCACCGAGCCGGTCTATCAGCCGGAAGAGGGTACGATCCCCGGCGCGAAGCTCCTGACCGAGGGCGACAACCCGTTCGCCAAGCGTGAGCCGGCTACCTCGCAGGTAGCCGAGCGGCCCAAGCGCGTCCTCGAAAGCGTGACCCCCGATGCCACGGCGATCCAGATCGCCACGCGCGAGCAGCAGGAGCTGAACGAGCGCGACATGCGCAACCAGCGCCGCCGTGAGCAGCGCGCGGCTGCCGGCCCCGTTGGCGACACCAACACGACCCGCGTCAAGGAGCGCAACGAGAACAGCGAGAAGGCGGCGCAGGCCATCCAGCGTTTCCCGGCCGACGAGGCCGAGACGCAGGTCGCCATGTCGAAGGGGCAGAAGGCTGCAGATCGCGAGGCCCGTCAGGCTGCGCGCAACAGCATTCAGGCCCGCGCCCGCGCCATGGTGAACACCGCCGTCGAGCTGGGGTATCAGTTCCCCGAGCGCGTGAAGGCTGCCGTCGCCGCCAAGAACGAGCCGGCCGTGCGCTTCCTGCAGACGGCCCGCGCGCTCGCCAACTCGCCCAACCCGAAGTCCAAGCTCATCGAGCAGTTCTTGAACGACGAGCGCCTCGCTCGCGGCGGGACCGAGCAGGACTTCACCATGCTTCAGGAGGCAGCTCGCCAGCAAGCTGCCGAGAGCGGCAAGCTGCCCAACCGTGGCCAGCCGGTGAACGCCAAGAACGAGGAAGTCGACACGGGCGAGGAGAGCGCCGGGGTCGAAGACCTGAAGTCGCGCCAGCAGACCGAAGACAATCTGCTGACGGCCATCGAGATGAAGCGGCAGGGCCTGTCCGAGGACGACACCGCTGCTGCCGAGGCGATCACCAAGGAGCCTGAAGAGGCACCCAAGCCGCGCACGTCGCGCTCTCAGCCGGCGACCTTCAAGCGCACGGCTGACGAGTATGCCGAGATCGAGCGCCGCGCCCGGCGCGTAACGGTGCAGCAGCGGTGGGCCGCTCGCAACGCCGAGCGTAAGGCTCGTGCGGAGGCGAAAGCCAAGAAGGTGGCTGCCGAGGTCCGGCGCGCGGCGGTTACTCCGCAGGTAGACCCTCAGCAGGAGCGCGAGGCCGCGATTGCCAAGGAGGCATCCGACATCGAGCTGCAGCTCCGGTCGGCTGGCGTCGTGTTTGCTCCCGAGCGGCTGCGTGCCATGGCTGAGAAGTCGGTCGACCAACGCGCCAAGGACCGCGAGGACAAGGCTACCCGCGAGCGCGAGGCGGCTGAGAGCACACGCAAGGACACGGCACGACAGACCCGCCTGAAGGTACAGGCCGACACCGCTGCCGAGTGGGAGAAGCGGCTGGCCGACGAGGGCCTGCTGGCGATGTCGGCTGAGGAAGCCGGACTGACCGAGCTGGATGAACACTCTGAAGTGTTCAGTGACCGTGGGCTGCAGATGCCTACGAAGTCGAGGGTATATGGCGCGACTGTGTTGCGCGAGGCCACAGCCGCTGATGTCCTTGACCGGCTGGACCTGTCAGCATTCACTCTTAACAACGCGCCTGTCCTGCGAGCCGTCGCTGGAAAGCTGCGCGAGTTTGTCGGTAAGACGAAAGTATACGTAATTAGTGACGCCCATATGAGGCGTATCAACTATAACTGGGCAGGTTTCTACCACCCCACGTTTAACTACGTCGTCGTGCGTGAGAGCGAGGTGGTGAAGGGGCCGCGCCGCTGGGCACACGTGGTGCTGCATGAGCTTGTCCATGCAGCCACCATCGACGCACTGAAGAACGATCCGCAGGTACGTGCCGACGCGGAGCTGATTTTTGAGCACCTGCTCAACATCCACGGCGACAAGCTGGCGCGTGATGTTGGCATCGACCGTGACGGTACGGTGCGCCAGCTCTATGGCTTCTCCAACGTCGAGGAAATGCTGGCCGAGGCGCTGAGCAACTCTCAGTTCCAGAGGTGGCTAGGCAATACCCGCCTGTTGCCCACAACGGCACGCCAGCTTGGCCTGAAGAACCCAACCGCTTCAATCTGGCAAGGCATAGTCCAGATGGTGCGCTTCGCGTTCGGCTTGAAGCCCGACGTGCACAGCGCACTTGAAGGGATCATGGACGTTGCTGGCCGGGCGTTTGAGGCCAATGGTCGTCCTCGGTCCTTTGGCCACATTTCTAGTGATCTCGCGGGCATCGACGCCAGTGCGCTGCAGCAGGAGGCTACCCAGCAGGTAAAGGCCAGCACGACCAACCTGCGCGGGCGGCTGCGCCGGGCCGGCGACTACCTGTCCACCACGATGATGCTCGCGCGCCGCGCCCGTGACCTGTTCACCGGCACGGATGCCCCTGACCGGGTGGCGAACATCAACGAGATGATCCGCACCTATAAGGACCGCTACCTCGACAAGCCGGGCGGCGGGACGCAGACGGTCGGACGCCTCGCCGAGCTGCAGCGCAAGTACGGCGCGGAGAGCAAGGAGTGGGGTCAGTTCGCCGATCTGGCGCACGACCTGACGGTCAACAACGTCAACGTCGGCAACGGGCGCGACAACACGCATCTGGGGCAGGACGACACGGCGGGCTGGCAGGCCAAGGAGCGGCTGCCCGATCTGGAGCGCCGCTTCGACGAGTTGCCGGAAGACCTGCAGAGGGCGCTCGTCAGCTCGTCGGAGTTCTTCCGCACGACGCAAAACGACGAGAGCCGCCAGCTCATCAACAACATCCTCGACGCGGCCGGGCTCAACCAGCCGGGGCTGGCCGACAAGATCATGGACAACGGCCTCACCGAGGAAGAGGCCGACAAGCTGGGGATCAAGGACACCCCGGTCACCCGCGCCCTGCGCGATGCGCGCTCGCTGCGCTCCATCGGCGGCATGTACTTCCCGCTGATGCGCCGGGGCAACTTCGTCGTGAACGGGCGCGTCAGCTTCGACACGCCGACTGATGCGCTGCGCGTCGACGACGAGACGGTGCAGTTCGTGTCGCTGAAGGGCTCAGATGCCAAGGCCCGCAAGAAGGCTCGTAACTTCGTGCGCGGGCACGACCTCACTGCGCTCGACGTGCGCAAGGTGTGGGTCGACAAGAACGACCCCTCCGAGATCATCCCGGCCGAGGATGTCGACGCCGTGCCGGCCTACCGCGTGCGGCTGCAGACGCAGCACACCCAGTTCGTCGAGACGGAGGCCGAGGCGCAGGCGGTGGCCAAGGAGCTGACCGACAGCGGCATCGGTGAGGTCCGCTGGAGCATCCGCCAGAACAGCGACGGCTCGGTGGCCGGCGAACTGACGCCGACCCAGATGCGCACGCTGGTCAACTCGCTCCAGCAGCGCAAGGGCTTCAAGGACTTGAGCGATGGTGGCAAGCGACAGCTCGTGCGTGCGCTCGAAGACGCCACGCTGCGCCTGATGGCGTCCAACCGGCTGCAGACCAAGCGCATCCCGCGCCGCAACGTGGCGGGCTACTCCACGGACGTGCTGACCAATGCGGCCCAGTACGCCCAGTCGGCTGCCAACTACATGGCTCAGCTCGTTCACGCCCCCAAGCTGAACGCGGCCATGAAGGACATGCGGGACTACATCAAGAAGTACGAGGAAGAGAAGGACAACCGGCACAACCGCCGCCGAGAGTTGTATAACGAGCTGGAGCGCCGCGTTTACGACGACAGCGCCGACGCGCCGCCGACGACCGCCGACAACGCCATCAACCGGCTGCTGCAGGCGTCGAGCCTCGCGCGGCTGGCCGGCGTCTCCTACCACCTCATCAACTCGCTTGAGCCGGGCATGGTGGCCCTGCCTTACCTCTCGGGTAGGCACAACCCCGCCCGCGTCATGGCGGCGATGACGCGCGCCTACAACCGCATCGGAGCCCGGTCCGCGCTGGGGTCCGGCCTGCGCGACACGTGGCACGCCCGGCGCGAGGACACCGGCTTCACCAACTACGTCGACCTGTTCAAGCAGTCGATGAGGGGAGACGCGAATGCGGCGCGCTATGGCGAGCTTCTGGACCGGCTTCACGACATCGGCCTTCTGGATCGCGAAGCAGGTTTCGAGGTCCAGCGTCAGGCTAACCCGGCTGGAAACGCGCTGGGAAGAGGTCTGGACCGGGCGACCCTCATGTCGCGCCAAGTCGGAGCCGCCATCGAGGCGATCAACCGTTCTGTGGTTGCGCTCACGGCTTACGATCTGGAGATGACCCGGCCGGGCGCAACGCACGAGAGCGCGATGCGCTACGCCGAAGACGCGGTGCATGACACGGCGGGCAACTACTCCACGTCGAACGCTGCGCCGATCTTCAACTCGCGCCTCGGCCGCGCCACGCTGCAGTTCAAGAAGTTCGCCCAGAAGATGTACTACCTGCTGGGTAGCATCTTCGGCCGCATGCTGCGCGGCGACCGCGAGGCCATGCGCCAGTTCGCCGGCATCATGGCGACCCACATGGTCATGGCTGGCGCGCTCGCCCTGCCGCTGGAGCCCATCAAGGTGGCGCTCATGGCGGGCGGCTTCCTCGGCATCGCGCCGTTCAGCTACGACGACCTCGAAGCGTGGGCGCGCAACGCGGCCAGCGGCCTTGGCCCCACGGCGGGCGAGATGCTGACGAGGGGCCTGCCCCGCTTCATCAACATCGACATCTCGTCGCGCGTGGGGCTCGACAGCCTGCTGACGTTCGGCGAGCCGCGCTCCAACAAGGCAGCCGACATCAAGGCGTACCTGTTCGACACGCTGGCCGGTGCTCCGATCGGCCTCGTGTTTCAGGGCTTCGAGGGCGTGCGGGCGCTCGTGTCGGCGCGCGACGGCGGCGACCTGCTGGCGGCAGCCGAGAAGCTCTCTCCGGTCAAGGCGGTCACCGACGTGGTGCGCGCGGCGCGCGGTTACACCGAGGGTAAGGTGTCAGCAACGGGACGCCAGACGATGGAGCCGCTCAGCGGCCCCGAGGCGGCGCTGAAGGCCATCGGCCTGCGCACCGGGCGGGAGGCCGAGACGACGGAGCGCCGGGACCAGTACGAGCGCCAGCGCCGCGCCGTCGACGACGAGCGCAAGAAGATCGTGGCCGACTGGGTGACCGCCAAGCCGGCGGATCGCCAGCGCATGTGGGGCCGGGTGGAGAAGTTCAACACCGGCAAGCCGAAGGAGGCCCAGCTCTCCCGGTCGTCGCTCGATCAGGCGGTGAAGCGGCGCGAGCGGGAGCGCGAGACGGGCCGCGAGGTCGACGGGCTGCGCACGGGTCCGCGCGACAAGTACATCCTCGATCAGCTCCAGTTCTACAACGTGAGGTAACGATGGCGACCGGCAAGCGCGACCCCAGCTCGCACCGCACCCCAGCCCAGATCGACAAGATGGTGAAGGGCTACGACGCTCGCCCCGAGAACGTGGCCAAGCGCGTGAAGCGCAATCAGGCCCGCGCCGAGATGGCGAAGGCGGGGAAGGTGTCCAAGGGCGACGGCAAGGATGTCGACCACATCAAGCCGCTGCGGGCCGGCGGCGGCAACTCCAAGAGCAACCTTCGGGTCGTCTCGAAGAGCCGCAACCGGGGTTGGCGGGACGGCGTCTGAGCGTCCCGCCAGTGGAACCTCCGAGGCCAATACCTCGGAGG